ACCGTTATGATTTGGACGGTGACGGGCTGGCCGAGGACGTTGTGTTTTGGGTGTTGGTTGAGCCCAAGATTGTCTGCCGAGCGCGCATGTTGAGTGAAGTGTTTCCGGCGAAAGTTCCTCGCCGGCCACTTGCAGAAGCTACGTTTTGCCCGGTTGGTGGCCGCCGCGAGGGGATTTCCTTGCTGGAAATGCAGGAAGGCATTCACGACATGCAGAAGATGCTGTTTGACATTGCCTGTGACAGCGCGACGTTGGGGGCGATGCCGGTGTTTTTCTACCGGATGGCGGGCGCGGTGAAGCCTGAGAATTTGCAAGTGTTTCCGGGCATGGGCATTCCGGTCGGTGATCCGGTGCGCGATATTATGTTCCCGAATATTGGGAATAATAACGCGCTTGGCATGGTGCTGAACCTGATTTCGATGGGCAGTACCTGGGGCGACCGGGCGACGATGATCGGCGAGTTTCAGTTAGGCCGTGTGCCGACGGGCAAGTCGAGTGCGTTGCGCACGACCGGTTCGATGAGCATGTTGCAGGCGCAAGGCGATGCGCGTCCAGAGCGTATTTTGCGGCGGCTGTTTATTGGCCTCAGTCAGATTTATTCGATCATTCACGAGTTGAACTGTGCGTTCCTACCGCGCGGTAAGCAAATCCGGGTGAGTGGATTGAAGCGGCCGGATGAAGATCCTTATGTGACGATCGACGGGCGTGAGAAGATTGACGGCTTGTACGATTTTGAGTTTGAGGCGAATGCGTTCAACACGTCGAAGGCGGCGTTGCAACAATCGCTGATGCAGTTGGCAGGGGCGTTGTTGTCGCCGATTGGCATTCAGACCGGGTTGGTTCAGCCTGAGAATATCTACAATCTGATGCGCGACATGGGTAAGGCGTTTGGCGTGCAGGTTGACAAGTATATTACCCCGCCGCACCCGGAGGCGAGTTTGCCGATGATTACCGCCGAGGATGCAATCACGCAGATCATGTCTGACATGCCGCCGTACGGCCGGCCGGCGGAAGGCACGCAGGCGCACATCGAGAAACTTGCGCAGTTTTATCAGGACGATACGTTTGGCCAGTTGACCGACAAACAGGTGCAGGTCTTTGGCGCGTATGTAATGCAGTTGGCGCAGCGCTTACAGCAAGAGCAGCAGCAAGCGATGATGGCGCAGGCGGCGGCGCAATTCCAGCAGCAGATGGGTCAACAGATGGGTGGCCCCGGTGGCGCGCCGGCGCAACAGGTTGCCGATCCGAATGCGGGCATGCCGCCGGTGTCGGGCGGCGGTGAGCTGATGGACGAGTCATTGCCGACGGCCGGTGGCGGCGGGCAGCAGATGATGGCAGCGGAGTAAGGACGATGGCCAAGGGATTAGGCTTTATTGGCGGTGCGTTTAAGAAGAGTGTGAACGAGTACCGCAAGCGGCGAGGCCGCCCCGATTACGGCGATGAGATTCCGGCACCGCGCAAGGGCTGGTCGCCGCCGAAGAAATCAGGGGTTGCCGGTGCTGGTGAGGCGGTGCGTGCCGGCGTTGGTGAATTTGCGAAGCGTAAGAAGGGTAAGTGAGATGATGAAGCGACGCGGCCTGAACCTCGCGAATGCGCCGACGAACAATGAGGCGATGCTTGAGGACGAAGAGGCGTTTGAAGGTGAGGAGATGCGCTCGCCCCGCCAGATGTACGGCGACCCCGATCCGCGCAAGCCTGCCTACCCGGACGAAGGCGGTCCTGATTTTGACCCAACCGACCCAGAGCAAAAGCCGCCGGGATATGACGGCTATTCCCGCGATGCGCAGCGCGAGGCAGAGGCCATTCGCGACAAGGTTCCCCATGACCAGGCGGGCAGCGCAATGATGGATTGGCGGCGCAAATGGATGGCGCGCGCCAAACAGGCAGGCTTGACCGACATTCAGGCGAGCCATGCGCTGGATATGATTGAGGATAGCTTGTGAGAATTAGCCGGTCCGAAGCGCAAGCGCTTTTGAGTAAGGCAAAAGCCGAGCAAGAAGCACGGGCGCGGGCGGCCTATGCCAGTAACCCCTTGCTGGATCAGGCGCGCGTGGCATCGGAAATGCTGACGGGCTCGCCGCAATGGGACGTTTTTTTGCAGCGCATTCAAGCGCTGATCGAGCAAGAAAGAACCTTGTTAGGCGGCATGGCCGAAGCCTTGGCCATTCCCAACCTGACTTCCGAACAAGTCTTGCAAGGCCAGCGCCATCTATTGTCAACCAAGGCCAAGATAGAAGCATGGGAACAGGTTCTCAGATTGCCAAAAGAGATCATCGGGGCGGCTATGAAATCCGAACCGGAAAAGACGAACTGACGAACGTGCCGCTTCCGGTCGAAGTGGCGAGGCGTCTCCAAGCGTTTATTCTTGACAAAAATTCTGGCAACATACAGTTGAATATTCGACAGGGTGTGATTCTTGGGTTCCACGTGAACGAAGTCCACACGCTGTAAGACACCATAAGGTTATCGAAAACTCGAGCCTCGTCGTTGCAAACGGCGGGGCTTTTTTGCGTGACAGGACATGACCGAACAATCGACAAGCCAGACGCAGGAACCCAGAGACTACACAGTCACTGAGTTAGACAGTGCCGTGCAGGCCGGCCAAATCACCCAGGCACAGCGCGACCAAATCTTTGCCACTCAAGTCGAGCGCGCGGCGATGCGCAAGGCGACGGAGGCGGCCACCCAGATCGTTGAAACCACAACGCGCGAGAACGCGCTGGACGGCGAATTGCAGCAATACGCCAGTGCCGCGCCGGATTTGATGCGCGAGGGCTCGCCGTTGCGGGCCCGTGTGGCAGAGGAATTTGAGTATCTCGTGTCGCGAGGGGCGCCGCGGGATATGTCGACCGAGCTGGCTGCGGCCCGTGCCGTCATGGGTCCGCCGGATCGGGCGCGAGCTCATGCGCAAGGGCGCACGCGTGGGGCGGATCGCTCTTTCGACAGCTTTTCCGGGCGACCGCAGACACCGCGCGAACGGCGCGAAGACGATGTGTGGAACCGCCTGACACCGGCCCAACAACAATACTATTCCAAGCAGATGCAGAACGGCATTTATGCCGACCGCTCGGCAGTGATTAAAGAACTGACCTGGCGGCGCGGCAGCGGGCAGAGGAATTCCGCATGATGGCCTTGCCACTTCCAGCCCGCCCCAAACCTGCCGCGCCAGCGATCATCCGCTCGGCGAGTGCGTGGACGCCGCGGGCTCTGGCCAAGGCTTTTGAATTCAAGAGAAAGCCCGTTCAACTGACGGGCTCGCACTTGGACGATCTTGTGTGCAATCGCAAGGTCATCACGCTCGCCCCGGAAGTGGCGAGGAAGTTTAACCTGAAAAAAGCGGGCTACGTCGTCAAGAAATCGATGCCGATTGCGCAATCGATTTGCGACGCAACCAAGCAGTTTCACCCCGCTTGTTTTGTCTTTTTTCCGAAGGAGTTGGCGTAATGCAGCTGTCTCATCTTTTGGGGTCGAACGGCACCCCGGTCATTAAAAAGTTTCAGGTGGGCGAAACGATGGCAAACGCGGGCGTGCCCGTGGTTGTCGCCGGCGCGGGCCACTATGGCGTTCGCTTGCCAAGCACTACGGCGGCGGCCAATTGCATGGGCATTACGCTCGATGCCGTGACCACGAACACAACGCAGCCGACTGACGGTTCTGACCCCCGCCGGCGCGTGTCGGTGGTTGTCAATCCTGACGCGGTCTTGAAGGCCCGGTTGTCGGGCGGTGCCACAACCGGCACTTCCTTGTCGACCGAGACGGAAAACACCGGTACTTCGACAGGCTTGATTGCCAAGTCGGGCACGGACTTCTCGAACTTCGATGAAGGCGGCGTGTGGTGGTACACTGGCAACAACGCCGGTCCGACCTCGTTCCGCAAGATCATCACCGGCGACGCAACGGACGCTGACGTTGGCGTGCCGTGGACGAATGACCCGGCCGTTGGCGACAAGTTTGTTGTTGTGCCGTTTAACGGCATGGCGTTGCAGTACGTGCAATTGACGTCGAACTTCTTGGAAGTGGACGCATCGGTTGCGGTCGACACCGACAACGCGAACTTCATTCCGATTGAGCTTGAAGTGTTTGGCCAGGGAGACCCGGACGGTCTGACCTCGTCGTCTGTTTATCTCACCATTGCTGACCACTTGTTTGCGTCCAGCTAATTCGTAGGAGAGTAATCACATGGCTGTACCACATACCTCGGTAGCGTTTGGCGATCTACTCGATCCGCGCTTCCAGAAAATCTTCTACGAGCAGTACGACCAACTGCCGTCGATGATCGATGACTTGTTTGCCAAGCAAACGCACAACGGCCGCGCCGACATGAAATGGTCGAGCGTTGGCGCGTTTGGAGACTGGTCCGAATTCACCGGCACGGTGCAATACGACAGTCTGAACCAGGGCTATGACACGACCGCGACCTACCTCGAATTCGTGTCGGGTTGCCAGGTTGAGCGCAAATTGTTTGACGACGATCAGTTCAACATCATGGACAAGCGGCCCCAGGGTCTGGCAATTGCCGCCAACCGCACGCGCGAGAAACACGCGGCCCGCTTGCTCAACAACATGACGTCGGTGGATTCGTATTTCTACGTGAACTCTGAGGCCCTTTCGCTGGTTTCGGATAGTCACACAACGAACGCGCCGGGAGTGTCAACGAGCACAGGCTTTGACAACAAAGTGACATCGGCCCTGTCCGCCACGGCACTCTCGGCCGCGCGTATTCAGGGGCAGAAGTTCCGCGATGACCGTGGCAACCGGATCCAAGTCAACTTTGACGAGCTCTGGATCCCGATCGACCGCTATGACGAAGCCTGGGAAATTGTACATTCGTCCGGTAAGCCCGACACGGCCAACAACAACAAGAACGTCCACGAAGGCAAGTACAAGATCAAAACTTGGAACTACTTGACGGACGCCAACGATTGGTCGCTGCATGACAGCACGATGCGCAAAATGTGCGCGCATTGGGTCGACCGCACGCCGATGGAATTCAAGATGGCGGAGGACATTGACACGCTGGTTGCCAAGTGGCGCGGTTACATGCGCTATGCCTTTGCTTGGACGGATTGGCGTTTCCTTGTTGGCGCCTCGGTTAGCTAACGGAGGCACGCATGCCGACAAATTTTCCGCAAGGCATTTCCACGGCAGGGGCTGGCGATCCAGCCTTTGACCTTGGGGTTCCTGATCCAACAAAGTGGATCGTCTTTTTCGACGACTTCCACCGATACCTGGCTTCTGATTGGGTGATTACCACGACAGAAGCCGGCGCCGGCGATGCCACAGAGGCGTTGACCGATGCGCAAGGCGGTGCGTTGTTGATCACCAACGACGCGGCTGACAACGATGCTGACTTCTTCCAGACGGTAGGCGAGAGTTTCTACTTCGTCGCCGGCAAGAAGACGATCTTCAAGGCCCGCTTCAAAACCAACGATGCCACGAACACAGACTTGGTGTTCGGCTTGCAAATCCGAGATACGACACCGCTGGCAGTGTCTGACGGCGTTTATTTCCGCAAGGACGACGACGACGCTTATCTCGACTTTGTGGTTGTTAAAAACTCGACCGCGACCACGGCAACCGCTGTGGCAACACTGGCGTCCAACACCTGGACGACGGTGGCGTTCTGTTACGATGGCAAAGATGCCATCCATTACTATGTCAATGACGTGCGCGTAGGTCAGTCGGTGACGACCAACCTCTGCGACGACGAAGAATTGACCGTATCATTCGGCATTCAAAACGGTGCAGCGGCGGCAAAGACTTTGACCGTCGACTACATCCTGGCAGCACAAGAAAGGTAACTATGTCTTTAGGCCTTGCAAAACTTGAGGGCACATTCGAAAGAACTGCCCCCTACTTGAAACAAAACCAAATGGAAGAGATGCAGTCTGAGAAAGACCGCCTCTCTTCGGTTTTGCGCGCGCCGCCGCATTTGCGCAACGCCATTCAAGATCCCGCCACCATGATGGCGACGTTGAAGCGTATCGAGCGCTCGCTCGAGCGTGACACGCCGCGTGCCTATGACGGGCCGCAACTGGACGCCGCCGTCAAGCGGGAGAAGGAGTTGCGCGATCAGTGGCTGCAAGGCATGCCGACCCATGAGGAGATGCGCCGCAATCCTCCCGGCGCGCTCGACAAGCACATGCAATGGGAAGGCCGCAACAAGGCCAAGATTGCCGAATGGAAGAATATCATGCGGCGTCTGTGGGCCAGCAATGCGGTGCCGTCATCGGTGTCGGATGGCTCGGTGGCCAACATCGAAATGCACCGGCCTCGCGGTGGCGCCGGCGAGCTGTCAATGGACGGGGCGCAAATCCCGCGCACGGTGACATATTCTGGCCTTGGCGGCCGCTCGGTTCCGTTCTCGGATGAGCAGTTGGCCTTCTTGGCGAAGTTTTATCCCGGCATTCACAGCCAGTTGCCACTCATGTCGGCCGACTCGCGCGACGAAGTAAAGACGGCGTTGGCGGAAGTTGACATTCCAACGGCGACCATGTTGGCCGACGTTGATAATCTACCCCACAAGGAACTGCGCGAGCGGTGCCGTGCGGCGGGCCTGGAAACAGGCGGCTCGCGCGAGGACTTGGCCGCGCGTCTCAAGGATCATTACGGAAAGTCTTAGAGCATGGCGGACACAGTCGACACGATCGTCGTTCATTCATCGGGCTCTTACTATGCCGTGCGGCTTTTGAATAAGTCGGACGGCACGGGCGAGTCGAACGTCGTCAAAGTCGACAAGTCGACGCTGACAGATACTGACGGCAAGGAACCGGTTGCCGTCGACATTCTGCGTTGTTCGGGCACGGTCTTTGGCGCCAACCATGTCTATCTGACATGGGATCACGCGACCGATGACGAAGCGCTGATTTTGTCGGGCACGTTTTTCCACGACTACAGCGATTACGGGCCGTTGAAAGACCCGACCCTACGCAGTGGCACCGGCGATCTGCTTTTGACCACGTCAGGCATGGTGGCGAATGGCGGCTACTGCATCGATCTGCTTTTGAGATTGCGCCAAGCCAATAGCGGTTAGTGCCATGCGGCTACGGCATGCTCCCCGGCGACAACTGATCAAGCGGCCGCCATTTTATCATGACGGCATTCACCTTGATTTCGCCTATGGCACCGGCACGCTTGGCCATTACGTGAAGGCCCCCGGCTCGGCACCGACGATTGCAGCCTTCACTTCGCTGTTCACTTTCACAGGCGGCAATCAATCCTATTACATGGGGCCGGCAGGCTTGCTGGTGCCAAGCGCTACAAACACGCCGCGCATTGAATATGATGCGAGCGGGAATTGTCTGGGGTTGCTGATGGAGGCAGCGAGGACGAACCTCGGGTTGTACTCTAACGATGCGACAAACGCCGCTTGGGCCAAGACCAATATGACGGCGGATAAGACAGCGACCGGACCAGATGGTGTTAGTTTATCGGCCAGCACAATTATTGCAACATCTGGAAATGCGACCTGCTTACAATCAATTACATCGGCAAGTGCGCAGCGGACATTTTCAATTTGGCTCAAACGGTTAGCTGGAACAGGCAATATTGACCTGACAGTTGACAATGGATCGACGTGGACGACGAAGACAATCACATCGTCATGGGCAAAATATTCAATCACACAATCGGCAGTAACAAATCCAATTTTCGGTATTCGTATTGTAACAAGCGCGGATGGTGTTTGTTTCTGGGGCGCGCAACTTGAAAGCGCGGCTTTTGCTTCTTCGACAATCCCCACGACGACAACGAGCGTGGCGCGGACGGTGGATATTGCGACACGAGTACTGTCATCGGAGTTTAGTGCAACAGCGGGGTCTGTCGCGGTTGTCGGAACAGCGAGCGGAGGGCAAGACGCTGGCGCGGGCCAGCACGTCATATCATTCGATGATAACACCGCAGCTGAGCGCATGCGGTTTTTCCGACTCTTGGGGAGTGACACGGCGGAATTTCGCGTGGCCGATAATAACGTAACCCAGGCCGGCCTTACTGGAACATTTGCAAACAATACCTTGTATCGCGCGGCGATGGCCTGGGCGGCAAACGACTTCGCGTTTAGTTTTAATGGAGCGGCAGTGTCAACCGACGCGAGCGGCACACTTCCAACGGTAACGCGGGTCCATCTTGGTGGCTACGCAGGCGGGGCGGATCCTGGATACTGCCACATCCGCAAAGTCGACTACTGGCCAACACGCCTGCCGAATGGGTTTTTGACGAGCGTCTAATCCAACGTGGTTGGCGCGGGAGTAAAATGCAGCCATGAGCACCACAGGCCAACTGCGCACCTTTAGCGACCTTTACGGCGACCTGACAAACAAGATCCGCGCCCAAACCGGATCGTCCGGTCCACTGGACGTGATGAAGCGCTACATCAATTCTGCGCTGCAAGACATTCACATCGGCGCAAAGGAGCGCATGCCGTGGGTGGAGCGCACCGGGGTCCTGATTACGCAGCCGAGCTATTCGACCGGCACAGTATCGGTGACGCAGGGGTCGACCTCGCTGACCGGGTCCGGCACCGCCTGGAACACAAACAACGCCTGGGGCGTCAAGAACGTGCGCGCCTATGGCAAGTTGGTTCTAAACGGCGGGCTTGAAAACTACGAAGTGGCGAGCGTGGCATCGGACACAGCCTTGACGCTTTCCTCGCGCTTTACCCAATCGGCACTCACCGACGCGACCTATCAGTATTTCGAAGACGAGTACGATTTGGCGTCAGACTTTCTGCGCCCGCTTGACTTCCGGTTCTTTGACCAGGCCCGCCAGTTGACGTTGATCCCGCGCAACGAATTCCGCGCCAACTATGTCCGCACGCAGTCGGCCGGAAAGCCCACGGTCTGCACGATCATCGACCGGCCGCCGTCTAGCAACACCAACCGCGTGGCGCGCGTGCTGTTCAACCGGCCAACCGATCAGGCCTATTCGTTTCCGTATTCCTACATCACCAAGTATCTGGTTGTGTCATCGACGGGGACGGCGCAAGAGGAATTCTCGGCCGACAGTGACGAACCGTTACTGCCTTTGCCCTATCGCCACATCATCGTGGCCAAGGCGCTTTATTGGGCCTATCGCGA